GAGATAATCGCGTTGCGGCCGAACGTGAATTTCGGACCGCGCGAGGATAACGGCTGATAAACCGATTGCGCCGTTAGCTGATCGAGGAACGGGCCGAATCCGGTTTGCGCCAATTCTGCCGCCCATCCGGCGAGCGTTGTCGTCGCCGGGACGGTCGCGCCTTTCAAGACGATGTAATCGAGCATCGCCTTAGTACCCTCGTCGTCGCGGAAACGCTCGTTTAGGATCACATCGGCCGACACTTGCTTGAGCCGCGCAAGACTCAAAACCGCAGCGACGCGCCAATAATAATCGACGGGCTCGAGTTTTTTCGCCGCCGGCTTTGTCCACGGACGCGAGCCGATCACGCTCGGCATTGCGACCGGCGACGCCGTAACGACGGCGCCGACCGTGCCGAGCAATTGCTCGGCTTTCTGCAACGACGCGAGCGACGATTTTTCGACCGCCAGGTCGTCGGCGAGTTTGTCCATGGTTTTCGTATCGTCGCCGGCAAACACCTCGCCGACCTTGTTGACGAAATTCGAGAGCGCGTCCGTTGCTGCGTTGACGCGTTGCTGTTGTGCCTCGACCTTTTCCGAAATGCTCATTTGCGTTTGCTTTCGTTTGGGGAGCGTTTTCGTTTCGGCATACTTGCCGGTTGCGGTCGCGTCGTCGTCCTGATCTTTCGCGGCATACTTGCCGAAAATCAGATTGAGCGTCGCATCCGATAGATTGAGAGACTTTGCGATTTGTAGCGCGTTGGCGTTGGCGCCGACCGCGACGAGCGAAACCTCGACAAGCTCTTGTTTTAGAAATCGAGTCCCGCCCATGAACGGCTTATCGGGATCGATCGGCTCGGCTTTAGTCGGCCGGAATCCGACCGACGTCGCGCGCAATACGCCGGCGTCAACGGCGGCGGCAATTTCCCGCTGCCGCTCGGAAACCGGCGGCATTAGATCGAGCACGCCGCGCAATTCGTTATCGACGACGCGGACGTTGCGCCATTGCCCGACGACGAATCCGGTATCGTGACCAAATAGCGCGATCGGATTTTTCCTGAAATTGGCGAGCGACCAACCGTCTTGTTCGATAATGTCGCCCATGCGATCCGGGCTCGCGTCGGATAAAACGAATTCCGCGCCATTGCCGCCGGTGTCGTCGCGAGCAACGGTTTTCAGCACCAAGCCGACGGCTTGGTTTTCTTTGGTTTCCGTCATTTGGGAGACTCCCGCTAAAACGTCAGAAACAAAACCGCGAGAACGATTGCGATCGACGCCGCGATCGCAAGCACGACGACGAGGCGCCGCTCGTTTACTGCCATCGATCCCAACCGAACCACGCCGCGACGATCATAATGATCAAGAGCGCGGCAAAGGCGCCGAGCGCTATCGCCTGATCAGCGCGCATAATTGACGACGATCGACGGCGGATCGACGTCGTCGGCGATGACTCGCAAACGCGGAATTCCGAGCAAGAGCGCGACGATCATTGTTAGCGCGATCAGCCCGACGATCGCGAGATACAGTTTGCGGATATTTTGCGGGATCGACCACGACAGCATATCGAAAACCCAAACGATGACCGCGCCGACGAGCAAGAGCACGACGACGACGATCGCGACGTCGAGCAAGCCGAGCAAGATTCCCGAGAGCGACATGGCAATGAATCCTTTAGGAACGAAACGACCGCCGCCGCAGTTGTTACGCCATCGCAAGGGGACAAACGAGGAAACGCTATGGGAAACGATCCGAACAACCCTAACGAGCCGGGACAAGGTCAACCGAAACCGAACCCGAACCCGAATCCCAATCCGTCGCCGCAGCCGCCCCGCTAAAGCGACCGATCGTCAACGCGCGAACCCCCGGCTAATCGCGCGTTGACGTTTTCACGCTACCATCGCCCGAACGTCAAAATCGGGCTCTTGTTTCCCGTTCATGAGTCCGAGTCCCATAACCGTTGCCACGACGCCGTCGATTTTTTCGTTTGCCTTTTCCTTGTCCGGTTTAATGTTGCCGGCCGGATCGCGCTTGTAAGCCGCGTTCTGAAACATCCATTGCAAGACCGGATGATTTCCATGCTCCAACATGCCGGCGGTAAACAAGCGCTCTAATTCTTTCGACGGCGCCGCCATCGATCGGAATCCTTGCCGGAATTCAACGCAAGGCAATCCCTCGTCTTGAAGATGAATCGCGACTTGCGTTGCGTTCCAGGGATCATAGGCGAGGCCCTTGCAACCGAACGCGATCGAATCCTCGACGACCGACGCCTCGACGAAATCGTAATCGGTGACATTTCCGCTCGTCGGCATTAGAGCGCCGGCGGCGACCCATGCCTTGTATGGCGTGCGAGGCGAATCGCGCTCGGCGACGATATCGCCAGGACACCAGAAACGCGGAACGAGCGTAACGCGCCCGTCGGGCTCGTCCGGCGGAAACACCCAAACCGCCGCCGTGATATCGGACACGTTGCCTAGATCGAGGCCGCAAAACGCCGGTCGGCCGCTTTGCCTGAATCGGTCCGGCAATTCGCGCCATAGATCGAGCCGGTCCGGCGACGCCGTATTGTCGCGCCAACGATGCATCGGTAACCAGCGTCGCGCTTGTTCCGTCCAAAGATTCAAATGATAGCGCTTAAAGTCGTTTTCCATGCGCGGCGACTGTTGCGCTCGCTTGCATTCCGTCGCCAGGAATTCGCGCTTTACCGAAATGTCGAGATTAGGATTTGCTTTTTTCCAGACGTCGGGATCGGTCCAATCGTCCGCCTCGTCCGCTTCGTACAAGAAAACGTAGGTTTGCGGATCGGAGTCGGGATTTTCGAGGATCGCCTTGCTCGTTTGGTAAAGATCGAATCCGTAGGTCTTGATTTCGCCGGCGGTCGAAATCGTCAGATCGAGCGGCGATCGGCGAGCGCCCATGCCTTGAATCAAGAACGTATGCAACAAGCCGTTCCGCCACGCGTGCGCCTCGTCGCCGATATTGCCGTGCGGTGATAAACCGTGCTTACCGTATGCCTCGCCGGACAACGGCTTAAAAACCGCCATGTTGGCCGGACAAAAAAGCGATTGCTTCGTGATTTCGTACAAATTCGACAAGCTCGGCGATAGCGCGACCATGCGCGACGCAATGTCGAAAACGACCGACGCTTGCGGCTTGTCCACGGCATGCGAATAGACTTGCGCGCCGGGCTCGCCGTCGCCGACCGTCAGCAAATGCCCGATCCCTGCCGCCCAAGTCGATTTCGCGTTCTTGCGCGGAATCCAGCCCCGGACGAAACGATAGCGGCGCCGACCGTCCTTGCGCCGGCGCCAACCGAAAATTTGCCTAGTGTGCTCTTCCTCCCAAGGCGACAAGACGAACGGTTTGCCGGCCCATTCGCCTTCCACGAAATTGAGGAAACGCGGAAAGAAATCGACCGCCGCGTCGGCCTTGCGCTTGTCGAAAATGAATTTCGAGGCCGTCATGCCGCCGGCTCGATCGTCAAATCAACGAACGGCGACACAATGACGATCACTTGTTCGGGAAACATCTTGTGCGCCGCAATACGCATTTGTTCCATTTGCCCTGCCGTGAGCGTCGTCGCGACGCGGACGACGATCCGATCGCCCGGTTTCGGATCGATCTTTGACACCTGATATTTAAAATCCGGCGGCAAGCTCATTTGACCACCGACAGGAAACCGAGCGGCGACGCCGGACGTTCCGGCTCGCTCGGCGCCGCCACCTTGCGCGGCCGTCCTGGCCCGCGTTTCGGTTTGGGCGCCTCGCCCTCCAAATGCGTCGGCGCCGGCATTGACGACAACGTCCTTATGATTTCCTGCCTCGCCATCGGATTGAGGCCCAAACGGTCGTCGAGCCGACCTAACATCTCATCCAAATGCTTTAACGTAACGACGAGCGGCGACCGCGTTCCCTCGTCCAAATGCGCGCCGGTTTCGATGACCTTGCGCTTAACCTCTATCCACATTTCGGCATAGACCGCCCATCGCCCATACGCCGGCAAATCCGCCGCCCGAGCAATCCGCCGCTGCAAGTAATCCTCGACGATCAGCCGAAACGCCGCTTGCTCGCCGGGCCGGTCGAGGAACGACGGGATCGCCGCCTCGCCCCGGACGTCAATCTGATTCAACCCGAGCGGAACCTCGACCGACAACGGCTCGGCGAGTTGCGTCCGCCTCATATTCGGATCGCCGCATAGCGCATTGATCGCCGGATGCCTTGGCTTGCGTCCGCGTTTTCCCATCGGCCTAAATTCCTAACCGGGCTCGAGCTCATAGGACCAAAATCCCAGAAACATTGACTTTTTGTCAAACTGGTAGGGCCGGTCCTACAATTTGGGGCGTTTTGGAAAAATCATCGCCCCCCCCGTGGGATTTTCCTTCAAATCGCGATGAATTTTGAGACAGATCACGCGACGTTGCGATTTGTAATGCGATCGAGCTATCGAGTTTCAAATCACTAGGCCCGATCTTTCCTAGATCAAACAATCGTTCGAGCCGTTGTTTCACTTCGTCATGATGCCAGTAGCAGGACGATTGCATGTTGCGCTCGTCCCACATCAGGGCACCCCTCCCCTTATGGGGAACGACGTGATCGACGCATTGCGTTGCCCGTACCCTGCCCATGGCGAGGCACCCTACGCATAGGGGGTGCCGCTTGCGGTACGCTACCGAGAGCCGATCCCATGACCGGGTATAGCCGCGCTCACGAGGCCCCCCACGTCGCTCGTCTCGATGATCCTTGATCCCTTGATGAATAGGCGGACGTTTCGGCATGCCCGAAATGATCCCACGAATGATCCCACAAACCTTCCCAATTCCCGCGAGATTTAACGCCCGATTTCCCCAGGAATTAATTTCCCAATAGAATCAACTAGGTATAACCCCCCGCTCACGTTCCCAAATTCCCGCGAATTATCCCGCGAATTATCCCGCGAATTAAAGAATTGTCGGGATCGCCGATTGTTGGGGAGGAAGGCAATCCGACCCTAGATCAGCGATCCCTAATTTGCCGTTGCTTGAAAACGGCAAAGGACACGATTCCAGAGGATTTCAGAGGCGGACCCTTGTCAGGTAGCGGTCGGCCGGAATAACGAGCCGGCGGTCGGTTTGCCGGTCATGGCGCCACGCTTCGCACAAGACCGTGACCCTAAATCCCGGTCCCGTCTTGCGCTACGATCGAAGCAATTCGGCCCAACGCGTCAACGGATAGCGTTTTTCGGCTGGTTTCGTCAAGATTTAGTAGTTTTCGGCCCTGATCGATCCAGGGATAGGGCTTTTCGCCGCCGACGGCGATCCGGTATCGGCCGGCGTGCGGTATCTGCCGATCGAATTCGCCGCGCTCTTCGGCGAGGCGCATAAGCTCGACCTCCCAATCTTCGAAACGCGCCAGGACGCCGCCGATCGCCACTATGCCGCCGAGCCCGGTTAGCTCGAAAAGCCGATTTAAATCCTGCCGGCAACCGTCGAGCGGCCGAATCAGGATATATCCAAGAAATCGCGGACGGCGGACATATTGAACGAATCGGTGCGATAAATGCCGCCTTTTTGGCGAAATGAGCCGCAACGGCGCCGGCCGGACGTCGAGGATCGTCGGAAACCACGCCTCGAAACGAGCACGCGCTAGGTTATCGAGCGCCGAGCGTTCCAACGCCGGCCGATATCGCGCCAGAAACCAATTTGCGAGCGAATAGACCGCGTCCGGCATTTCAGCCGCCGGGCTTGCCGCCTCGATACACGATTTCCCGGCCATGCTCGAAAACGCCGATCGGCCGACCGTGCTTTGCGGTCATGCTGGCGAAATCCTCGCCCGGCGCCCATGCCGGCGGCCCCGGCGAGCGCGGCGGAAACGGACCGTCGCCGGCGTCCTGGCGCGGACGCCATGCTTTCGGGACGTAGTCCGCCGAAAAGTCGTCAATCATCGGATGCCCCTTTTCCTGTGGATAAGTCGCGGCGAGCAAACCCATAGATTGTGTGTCGCCCATGCGAGACACACAACCCGTTGATAGGTAAGGATCAGTGTACGACTTTTGCGCGAACTTTCTTGCTTGCTCGACCGCCATTTAAGGAAGCAAGTAAGACTCTGCATTTGGAATTCAGGTAGTGACCAAACCGCCCTAGCCTTGGGAGGTGGTTTCCCTTGAGGCACTACGCGCGCGCGAGGCCCCTTTTGCGCCGCAGCAATCATGCCGGATTCCATCC